AATACTATGAAAGTATGTGTGATTTTATTGGAATACATGCAGGATACTTAAAAACAGAGATAGAAAAGACTGCATGTTCTAAAGATATTCCTCACACCTATCGGAAAAGATAAGGAGAAATTATGAAAAGCATAAGAGCAGAACCACTATAATTCATCTATTATGCTATACCAATTGATAATTAATAAACTTACGCAGAGCGTAGAAAGAGAGTAAAAATGAGAAAAATTGTAAGAACATTTTCAATTCAGAAAGTAGAAGCAACTTATATTGCAAAAGCGGAGAGTGACGGTTCATTAACTGAATTTAAGAGAGTTTTTGATGTTGCTGCAGGAAAACCGGAAGAGGTAAAAGAAGAAGTACATTGCCGTTTGAAGAACGAGGTTGAGGATTTTTACTGCCTCATGGGAATTGAAGTCACTGAAAAATCTGTTGACAAAAAATTCGAGATCAGTGTTGATGATTTTCTTGAAAATGCTGTTGAAGTAAAATAATCAGGCGCAGAGCGCAGGAAGAGGATTGAAAAATGAAAAACGAGAAAATTGAAAAAGAGCCATTTAAGGGAGAAACAGTAGAAAATATGGAAAGTGTAGAAAGTACAGAACTGGCAGCACAGCCGGAAGTTCAGATCACAAAGATCACGGACGATGACGGTGAAGAGTATTCCATGGACTTTTCCACAGACTCAAAGCAGTTTTACTGCTCTTTGAAGAGTGACAGTCTGGAAGATAAAGTAACGATTTTCAATGCTGCCAACAATCCGGATAAAAAATTGTCTGAAATGATCAATATGGTCATTAAGTTCAAACATTTTTATGCTGATGAAATTGTGATCACAGACAACAAGACCGGTCTGAAAAAGAAAATGATGCGCTGCGTCATTATTGACGAGGACGGAAAGGCATACACAGCAATGAGTAAGGGAGTATACCAGAGCATCAGAGCACTTTTTAACACGTTTGGAGAACCTGCAACATGGAAAGAAGCTATTCCGATCGTGGTACAACAGAAAACAATTGGAAGCGGAGAGAATGTCCGAAACATTCTCAAATTCGGACTTGTTTTTGGTAAATAATTGATATCATAAAGAGGACGGCTTGTCCGTCCTCTTTTTAAATGTTTCACGTGAAACATATGAGGTAACAGTAATGGCAATAAGGGTTTCGCTAACTGATAAGGAAAAGGATGTTATAAAGGACACTGTTAAAAGATATAACAGTAAGATAAGCAGGAATAAAAACAAGGGAGTAAAATTGCCCGCTTCTTACACAGTTAAACAACTTTCTTTTTTTACATCAAAAACGCAATTAAATTCCACAATACACAGTATGAATTTATTTTTGCAAAAAGACTCTTTAAAATCCAAAAAGAATAAAAAAGGAATAGAAATTACAAACTATGAATATAAAGAATTGCAGAAAAAGGTAAATAGAATTAATTATCAAAGAGAAAAAAGAAGAAAACGTTTTGAAAAATTACAGGTAAAAAGCAGAGGAACAACGATTGATCAGTTAAATAAAACAATTTTACCGGACGAGGTAGTAGGAGCGTTAAATACAAAAAAATTTAAGTTTGAAAAAATGAATAATAGAACTTTTGAAAGTTTTTTAATGCAATTAGACCTACAAGACAACAGCAATTATTATAATGACACTGATAAAAAATGGATACAGAATTATATTAAAGGATTAAATACTTCTTTAGGAGGTTATTCCCCTGATAGAGTTGGCTATTTGGAACAAAAAATAACTGAACTTTATGAACAAAATCCAGAAAAAATGATTGACTTTTTATATGCTGAAAGAGAAGCTGAAATTGATTTTATTTATTCTAACGAGGATGCTTCTACTAGGCTAGATATTTTGGAGAATATATGGAGTGACGTCTATACACATTATGAATATGACTAAGGAGGCAGAAAAGAACGGACGGTGATTAATTGGTCAAAAAATATTCTGCTGACTTTGAAACAACAACTGATCCGAATGATTGCCGTGTATGGGCGTGGGGTTGTATGGAAATATACGATGAGGGCACGTTTTTATATGACAATAACTTAGACAGCTTTATGAGTCTGGCGGAAAAACAGGGAGGAATATATTACTTTCATAACGGAGGTAAATTTGATTATGAGTTTATTTATTACTGGTTGTTTAAGCATGGCTTTAGCTATGTAGAGGATAGAAAGTTAGCAAGCACGAAAACCTTTACCACATTAATAAGCGATAAAGGCAGATTTTACAGTATGACAATTTATTTTTATAAAAATGGTCACAAAACAAGAAAAGCAGTATTTAGAGACAGTCTCAATATTTTTAACTTTAGCGTTGAGGATATTGCTAAAGGCTTTAAATTAAAGGATTGTAAGCTGAAAATTGATTACACAGAATTTCGCGAAATTGGTCATAAAATAACAGAGCACGAATTAGTATACCTGCATGGGGATGTTACAATAATTGCACAGGCTTTGAATTACATGTTTAATGAGGGTTTTGAAAAAATCACAATAGGCAGTAATGCCCTTGCTAAGTATAAAGAGATTGCAGGTAGTAATTTCAGAACGTGGTTTCCAGTTCCGAATTATGACACGGACGTCCGAAAAAGTTATAAAGGGGCATTTACTTTTCTTAATCCCGAATTTGCAGGGAAAGAAATAGGCTACGGTTTTGTACTAGACGTAAACAGCTTATACCCTTTTGTAATGCGAAATAATTTATACCCTTATGGTGAACCAATTTATTATACTGGAAATTATAAAAAAGATGAATTATATCCTTTATTTATTCAAAATGTTACCCTTGAGTTTAAACTAAAAGAACATAAACTGCCTTGTATACAAATAAAAAATAATCTTTCTTATTGTCCTACCGATTATTTATCTGAAAGTGAGGGTGAGGTAAACCTAACATTAACTAGCGTAGACTGGCAGATGATACAAGAGCAATATGATGTTTATAATGTAACTTATCATGGAGGCTATAAGTTTAAGGCAGGAAAAGACTTTTTTACCGAATATATTGACTACTGGGTAAATGAAAAAATAACAGCAAAATTAGAGGGAAATAGTGCTATGTATTTAATAGCGAAGCTTTTTCTTAACAGTTTGTATGGTAAATTTGCAACTAATCCCATAGTTGGCAGTAAAGGGGTAGCAATATCTGAGGATAAAATTATATATCCGCAGCAGCCAGACGAGTACAAAGAACCGATATACATACCAGTAGGTAGCTTTATAACAGCTTATGCAAGGCAGTATACAATAAGTACAGCGCAAAAAATAGAGGATAACTATTTTGCAGGTAAAAGCAAGATAAGATTTATTTACGCTGACACGGATAGTCTACACTGTTTTAGTCCAGACCTCACACTGCCTGATTATATTGACATTGACAACACAAGGCTAGGTGCGTGGAAGAATGAACTTATATTTGAAAAAGGAAAATATTTACATTCGAAATGTTATATTGAACTAGGCGTTGAGCCTCATTTTGGAAATTTGAATAACTTTGATTTTAACTTTAAAGCAAATTATATAAAAGAAGAACTTGAAAAAGAGAGAGAAAAAGCAAAACAAGAAGCAATTGAAAAAGATGAAAAAGAAAAAAACATTATTAAAATTACAATTGCCGGTCTGCCACAGCGTTGTCATGATCAGGTAACTTTTAATAATTTTAACTTAGATACAGAATATAACAATAAATTACGTCCTAGTCATGTAAAAGGTGGAATAGTATTACAGGAAACAACTTTTAAAATTCGTAAAAAATAACTTGACTTTTATGCAACTATAAGCTATTATAGAACTTGACAGAGACAGGTATAGGACTTAATTTAGACAGTACGAATTTAGGGAAAATCTACGTGAAGAGCGTACCCTACCAATGCAGAAAAGCAAAGTGCGTACGTCGGTTAAATATCCTGTACCTGTGATGTCATTAAGAGGTTAAAAATGGATAATAGTAATATTTTTATAGATTATGAAAAGATATTAAGCTTTAACAGGCTGTTTTATCTAATCATGACAATAAGGGGAACAGGAAAAACGTTTGGTGCTAAGAAGTTAGCAATCAGCAGATTTTTAAAAAAGCACATGGAATTTATATACTTACGTAGATATAAAGAAGAATTAAAAAAATTAACAAAGAACGACGGCTTTAAATTTTTTGAAGACCTTGTAAATAACAATGTTTTTCCTGATCATACTTTTAAAATAAGAGAGGGGTTGATCAGCGTAGATGATAAGGTGGCAGGTTATATCACTTCACTTTCTACCGCGACAATTGAAAAATCAATTTCTTATGCAAAAGTTACTTTAATCATATTCGACGAATTTATTATTGCAAAAAGTAACTATCATTATTTACCGGACGAGGTACAGGCATTTTTGGAATTTTACGAAACGGTTGCAAGATTAAGAGATAATGTAATAGTTCTTTTTCTTGCTAATAAAATTTCTGTTTCTAATCCATATTTTATATATTTTAAAGTTCCCTTTTCTACAGCAGACATTATAAAAGTTGGAAATGAAATACTTGTATATAAGGTAACAAAGGATAAATTTATTGAGACAAAGAAAAAGACTCGTTTTGCACAATTAGTAAAGAATACAAATTATGGCGCATACTTGACTGACAATGAGTTTTTAAAAGATAATGATAGCTTTTTAGGAAATAAAAGTGGAAAAAGCCGTTGTATTTTCATTATGATTTACAAAAATTATGAACTAGGTGTATGGTTCGATAACAAAGATAGAACTCTTTATTTAAGCAGTGACACCGATCCTAAATGTCAGATTAAATATTCTTTGAGAATAGATGATCATACTAGCAATTACCAATATTTATCAGGGATTGCTGCCGAACCTTTATTCAAGTTTTTTATTGAGTCTTACAAAAAAGGTCTTTTATACTTTGAAGACATGGGTATAAAGTCTTTAGGTATTGAGATAATAACAATCTTTTTATAAGGAGGTGATAACAATTGCACAGATAGCAGGAGTAATCATTGCAGCATCAGGACTTTTGATCACAGCCGTAGGCATTTTAGTAAAGCATTTCACAGGCTTGACAAAAGCAATCACAGAATTAACCGTAACGATTAAATTTATGACAGCTGATCAGTCACAGTTAAAGTGTGACATAAAAGAGCATAGGGATATGCTGTCAGAACATGAGACCAGAATAAGTATTCTGGAGAAAGAGAGTTGAAATGAAAGAAAGAATTTTTCTTAAACTTACATCAACAAAATTTTGGGCGTACGTCGCAACACTAATTGTGAGTATTCTTGTAATATTCGGAGTGAACAGCACAGTGACAGAACAGATTGGAGGACTTATTGTCCTGATCGGAAACTTACTCATTTATGTTGTCGGCAATGTAGCACAGAAGTCGATAACCTCGGTCGCAGTATCTACCCCGAATAAAGCAACGGCTGAAACAAATTTGATTGAAGCAGCTAAAAAGTCTGCGGACATTATAAAGGAAAGTCTTCCGGAGATTGAGGCAATTGATAAAACAGGTGCGATTAAAGTAATTGCAAATACAGCGGAAGAGGCAGTAAAAGTTATTGAAAATCCTGCGGTAAAAGATATCGTAAAAACGCTCACAACACAGTAAATGTTTCACGTGAAACATCGGAGGTAAAATATGTATGATGCAAATTCTGTATTAAATATTGCAAAACAGGAGGTTGGGTATTTAGAAAAAGCTACCGGAAACGTGCTGTACCTTTATGACAAGAAAGAAAATGCAGGATCATCAAATTATACTAAATATGGCTATGAAATGCATGGTCTCTATCCCGCAACAATGGATTATCCTGCGTACTGGTGTGACAGCTTTGTTGATTGGTGCTTTCAGAAAGCATATGGCGTTTCCAACGCAAAAGCCCTGCTTTGCGGAAACTTTGATGATTACACAGTAAATTCAGCAGCACTTTACAAAAAAACTGGAAACTGGGGATTGCTGCCAAAAGTAGGCGCTCAGATATTTTTTCAGAAAAATGGAAAAATTTGTCATACTGGATTAGTAATTTCCGTAGGATCAGACTTTATTAATACAGTAGAGGGAAACACTTCTGGCTTTACCGGAGTTGTTGCAAACGGCGGTTGCGTTGCAATTAAGCAGCATCTTATCAAAAGCACTTATATTGCAGGATATGGCTACCCTCCTTACACAGATCAGAAGTGCGCTAATCCTTACCCTGTTCCAACACTTAGCAATGGTACAGTAATTAAGATAGGTAGCACTGGTGACAGCGTAAAGTGGGTGCAGGATATGCTTAATCATTTTTCTATGAAGACTATTCTTGCAGAAGACGGAATATTTGGTTTATCTACAGAAGCAGCAGTAAAAAATTTCCAGACAAAAAAGCTTCTTACTGTTGACGGAATTGTTGGTATTGAAACGCTTACGGAATTAATGAAGTTATGAGCGTCGCAAGTTTTATCTCTGACATTGCTGTAATTACGCAGGAAGTATGCAGATATCGTGATCACTGGGTATTGCCCTCTGTTGAAATAGCACAGGGGGCACTTGAAAGCGGTTGGGGAACAAGCAGTTCTTATATTAATCATAACGCTATATTCGGAATAAAAGCAAGTGACAGTTACATTGCAGCAGGAGGATTATATTATACCTCTAAAACTACGGAACAGAGATCAGACGGAAGTAGTTATGTAATTACGGCTAGTTTTAGAGCATACGCAAGTCTTAGAGACAGTATTGTTGACTATCAGAATTTAATAACAGGGGCAAGCCGTTATGCAGCAGCCGTTAATAACACAGATAAAACAGCTACAATAACCGCGATAAAAGCCGGTGGGTACGCCACAGACGTAAACTACGTTACAAAAGTTTTATCTATGTATAATTCAGCGTCAATACGTGGCTATGATTTAACTTTATATGATGTAGGCATGGGGGGAGGAACGGTATCCGGAGGAGGTACAGGAACAGGTACAGGAGGTGAAACCGGAGGAGAAACCGGAGGAGATACAAGCGGAGAACAAAACTCTACAGCCTTAAAAGTTGGAGATAACGTAACTTTACAAAGTTTCGACACCTTACACGGGAAAAAATATGGTACAAATTCCTACGGTGGAAAATTTAGAAATTATTATACAAATTATAAAATCGTTGACATTGAGGGAGATTACGCTTATATTAACAATAACGGTGGAAACACTTCAAAAGTACTTTTAAAATACTTAGAGAGGAGTTAAAATGGAAAAAGAAGAACATGACAGGCTTTTAAATGCTATACCAAAAGAGATAGAAATAGATAATGGTAAGGCGTTGCTCAATATAGCTTTAATAAAAAAAGACTATGGTGAGCAGCTTGAAAAAATAGCAGCAGCAGAAAAAAAGGCTGCGGAATTAGAAAGTCGCAATGAGGAGTTGCGTAGCGCTAATCAAAATTTATTTGCTATGGTAGGTGCACCGCCTAATCCAGAGTATAAAAAAGAGGAGGAAAAACAGAAAAAAGGTGAACCAGAAAGAAAAATTAAACCCTATGACCAGATTTTTGAAGAAATGAAAGAAGAGAGGAACAAAAAATGAGTGTTGCTTTAGACATTATTGAAACAACGATTGCTACGGCAGGATTAACTGACAGACTGCCCTCGGCTACAATTGAAAATCTGTCTACGATCGGACAGGTATTAACATCGGATAAGGTTGTGTATAACGAGTTTATCACTACACTGGTAGATAACACAATTCCGCGTTGGATTACTGCAAAAAGGTTCAGTTCGCCTTTATCCTTTGTAAAAGGAAATTATACTCCGATGGGAAATAAGGGTGTAGAATATTACATCAATCCGGCAAAAGCAAAGGTTTATTCCATGGACGGCAGCGGTTTATTGAGCGTCGATAAGCCGAGCATCAAAATGCTCGTTTATCAGATTAACAGGGAAAATCATTATGATGTTGATATCAGCAGACCACTGATCGCAAGAGCGTTCAGTTCGGAACAAATGTTCATGAGTTTTCTTGACAGCATCGTGAATAGTCTCTATTCTGGATCAGAGATTGACGAGTTTGAACTCACAAAAAACCTTATGGCAAAAGGAGTTGCTGACAGCCAGATCATTACTGACAATAATTATGCAAAGCCGATTGATGCTAACACATCAGAACTTTTCCTTAAAGCGATTAAGACAACCGTCGGCTACATGCAATATCCCAGTACGGAACTCAACGGATATTCTATTGATAAAACGGTAGAAGAGGACAAAGTAACTACGTGGTGCAATCCGGAAGACCTCCTTTGTATTTTGAGAGAAGATGTTTACCAGAATATGAATATTTCATATCTGGCATCTGTATTCAATCTGTCCTTGGTTGATTTTACAAAAAATAATCTTGTGAGAGTCAACAACTTTGGATCAGGGCATACTATCATGGGAGGTGTGTGTGATAAAGCTATGTTCCGTATCCAAGATAATTTCAAAGAACTGGACAGCTTCTATGATACGGCTAACGCAAAGACAAAATACACATTGCATGTAATGCAGACGTTTGGACTCAACCTGTTTGCAAACGCTGTATTCTTTACAGAAAAACCTGCAACACCTGCTGCATAAGAAAAGGAGGCACTAAATGAATAAAACAATAACAGATGTTTATTTATGTAAAGTGCCTCTGTTTCCAGATAATAAAAATCAACTTACTTTCACAAGCCTGCAAAGTCAAAGCAATTACTTTGCAGGCAAGGTTGTGAAAGAGGAACATGGTTGCAGCTATCAGCGCAAAGACAGTTATGTGAGGGTACATGAGACATATGATGATTGCATAGGATGCAATTATTTGTTCTATAACAACGGCTCAAAATACTATTATCACTACATTACAAATGTGGAGTACGTGAGCGACGATGTTACAAAGTTGAGTATTAAAACCGACCCATATCAAACTTTTATGTTCGATATAGAGATAAAAGAAAGCTTTGTTGAAAGAGAACATATTGATGATGATACGATTGGTAACAACCTTTTAGAAGAGGGATTGGAAACAGGGGAGTATAAATTTAGTGCACCCAGTGGATTTCAGACACATGCTTCACTTGATTTATGTTCAGACTTATGCTTATTACTGGCAGTGACAGACAGTAATACAGATAGGATTGATGATATAGGCGGTCTGTATGGCAATGTTTATAACGGATGTTGTTTTTATGCCTACACCTGCGACGGAGAGGGTGCAACATATCTCACTGGCAAAATAGAAAGCTTATGCGCATCTGGAAAAGCTGAAAGTATCGTCGCAATTGCTACTGTACCGTCAAAATTTGTAGGTGCTACACCAACAGCAACAGGTACAAAAATTAACAATGGTGTTCCATTTCATACAGAAAGTGTTTGGATAAATAAAAATTATGATAGTCTTGACGGCTATCATCCGAGAAATAATAAGTTATTTTGCTATCCTTATAATTTTTGTCAGATAACAAATAATAAAGGAGGTAATGCGGTATTCAGGTATGAATTTATGGGCAGCAGTGAGTTTAAAGCATATGCAAATATCGGACTAAAAGCAAGTGTAATACTTTTTCCTGCTTCTTATAAAAATGCTCCTGATAATCTTGATTTTGGAATAACATTAACGGATTTTCCGCTAGGGTGTTGGAATAATGATGTTTATGCAAACTGGTATGCTCAAAATAAGCATAGTATAAGTGTACAAACAGAAATTAATTCTTTAGGTGTGGCTCAAGCACATGTTAATAATTATAGTGCAGGTTTAAATGCTCAATATGCCATTATAAGCGGTGTTACAAGTGCAGTAAGTTCAGTGGCTTCACTAAGTGCCGGAGGTATGCTAGGTGGAGCATTATCCTCTGTACAAGCCGTACAAAATCAGAGTATTGTTGATAAACAAAATGCCTTAAGAACCAGAGCAGCGCACCAACAGGAGGAAAGTTTGCTTGCCTCATTGGCAGATCATAAAACAATACCGGATCAGGCAGCCGGAAATACGTATAACGGAGACTTAAATACGGCACTAAAATGCAATGACTTTTATCTTGACTACATTACTATCAGACAGCAATATGCACAGATTATAGACGGCTATTTTGACAGATATGGATATAAGACCCTACTTCTTAAAGTACCTAACGTAACAGGCAGACCGAACTGGAATTATGTAAAAACAGTTGATGCTAACATTGTAGGAGATGTTCCTTCAGGCGATATTGAGGAATTAAAAAATATCCTTGACAATGGGTGTACATTCTGGCATAATCCAAATACAATATATGATTATTCGCAAACAAATAAATAATGTTTCACGTGAAACATTGTAGAGAGGAGGTTTTATGGCAGTTTTTAAAGCAGGATATAACATAAATAAAACATGCGACGAACCTTACTTCAATCACTATTTTTCATGGTTGTTTAATTTATCAATGACAATCTATCAGTGGATAGGACTTCCGGATGTAATACCATTTTATTATCCAGAAATGCTTCTTGCAAATAAAGGAGCAATTGCTCTTTACGAATCTAAAAACGAGGGGCTTATTTGTTGCTATGCCATTCCGTCAGGTAACTTTACAATCTATAATTTACCTGATAAATGGACTCTAGCAACGCCTAGTAGTGCTTTTACGACAAGAGAAGTCAGCATAAAAGACGAAAATGTAGCGATTATATTTAATGATTTTGAATTAAGACCAATGATTTACAGTATTGCGTTATATGCCTATGAACTTAGTAAAATAAGGTCAATCGCCGGAATAAATATCAACAGCCTTAGACATCCGGTTGCATTAACAGGCACAAAAGACCAGAGTGTTACACTTAAAAAATTATTTGACCAGTTTTCTAATTCTCCTGCATTTTTACCTTTGGATAGCTTAGATTTTGAGGCAGCTTTCAAAGCAATTGACTTAAAAGTACAATCACATGTAAATGACTTACAATATTATTTTACGTGCATTTTCAATGAGGCTTTGACTTATATCGGAATTAATAATAATCCTAACCAACCAAAAAAAGAACGGTTGGTTACCGATGAAGTTGACGCAAATAATGAACTTATTGGTTATTCCATGCACAGTCGACTCATGTTCAGGCAAGAACCGCTAATCAGGTTTAATAAAAACAATGGCTATAGCATCAGTTGTATAAAAAGGGAGGTGAACGAAATTGGCGGAAACGACAGTATTACTGCGAACGATAGTGGAGTCCCAGACTTATGACTTAGGATTAAAAAGCTATCCAATTTATAAAGAGGAACACAGAGAAGAACTGAACAAAAAAATCCTTGAGCATTTTTATTTTCATGAAATTGGCTTTGAAACTATTCCACTTTTTATTCGCAGGCTAAATGCTGTTTTGGCTGAAATAATGCCAAAATATAACCAGTTGTATTCATCCGCAGATATTGAGTTCAACCCTCTTTATAATGTCGAACTGCATGAAACGTTTGAACATGAAGCAACCGGTAGCAGTGGTCAGAATATGACCGCAAATAGTGATAGTACAGATAAGCAGCTAAGCATTGGATCAGACACACCCTCTGAAAGTATGCAGACACAAGACATACAGGCAGATGAATATGCAAGTCAGGCGAATAAATCAAATGCAACAACCAATGTAAAGAATGTAAATAATTATGATAACACGTCTTCAAATAATGAAAATTATACGAAGACAACGATCGGCTCAAGTGCCGGTTTTAGCTTTTCATATGCAATAAGGGAACTGCGTAAAAATATTCTGAACATTGACGAAATGTTGCTAGAGGACAAAAAACTAAACAATTTATTTCTTAGTGTTTATTCCTTATAGAAAAGGAGGATAAAAATGTTATTAGACGGCTTGCTTATAGGCAATTT